TTATCCAGAGCACTTCGAACTAGGTTACCAGCATTAACTACTACTCTATCGACCAGAGAACCAATACCATTGCAAAAACCAGCTGCAAGATTTCTACCAGATTCCTCTAATGCATTTGTATCGATACCGCCTTTAACCCAATTAACAATATCCTTTTTTATAGTATTTAATCTAATAAGTACAGGACCTAAAGAAACATTCTATTCAGTATGCTCAGGCATATTATTATTCTCTATCATGTATTCCATAATGCTAATAGGAAATAAAATATTAAAAAAAGA